GAGCGTCCACTTCGTAATCGTCACGGCGTGATCGAAGTAGAGGTCCCTAACAAAGCCCCGCTGCGGATCGCCTTCGTCCATTAAATTTTCCAGATCGACCCGGATTTCCTCCGTCCTGGCGTGGGTGTGCCCGGTGAGGGAGACGGTTTTGAGCCCGTCGGCGTAGAACTGGAAGGTGTCTCTCGACAGGTTGATCGAGACATCCCCGTTGGTGGTGGGGGTGGCGTCGGTGACGATGGCCCCCACGTCCGATGCAGCCCAGGAGGTCCAACAGCCGTAAGTGTCGCTCGAATCGTACCCCAGCACGCACTGTGCGCTGTGCGAAACGGCATCAAGCTTGCCGGATAGGGCGGTATCCACGTACCCTGTTGTAGCAATAGCGCCGGAATTATCACCCGCGAACCGGGTGGTGGCGGTCCATCCGGACAGCGTCGGCATCAGGGCCAGGCTGTCCAGGTTTGGCGTGCTGGCATAAGAGACGCTCACATTTTCCGCATTGAGGGTGGTCGTCCCGAACGTGAACGCCCCGTCGCTCTTCGTGGCGGTGACGGTCCCCATCCGGACGTGATCAGCAGCTACCGCAGGAATGCCCGCCACGGCCAGCGCAACGGAGTCGTAGCCCGTGGCGTTGGCCGTCGCCTCGATCACGTCAATCGTGCCGTCCGCGCCAATGTCGAAAGCGACCGCGCCGTATTTGTCCTCGGGGATCACGTCGTCTCCGGGGGCCGTACCGGCGGCGACGGCGGCCTTGGTGTAGCCCACACCGGCGATGTTGTACGAGAAGTCCGTGCTGGATACGTTGGTGGAAATCGAACCGATAGCCAGGCCGGCTGAAGTGACGATCCCGGTTCCCGCCAATATCTCTCCGGGAACAACGGCGCTGTCTACACCGACATACCCCTTGACGGCGTTGCGTGTGCTGCGCAGATGGAGGTTATCCCCCGCGGAATTCCCCCCGGAAATCGTCTGATCGGCGCTGACCGGAACCGCGATCAGCAGGCACCACAGAAGAGCAAAAATTTTCGATAAACGATTCATGCTAGACTCCTATTTGTACCAGATGGACAGCAGGACCGTTTTTTCCGATCCCAGACGGTTCTTGACGACGATGGGGCTCGCCACGGAGGTGCCGATGCACAGCCGCCCGTCCGCGTCCTCGTTGGCCGTGATGTTGTCCGAATAGCTCATGAGGTTGACCTCCCCCGTAGCGGAGAAGGTAAAAAATGCCCGCTCCTCGTCGGAGCCGACCACCAGGATCCCGAACCCGCCCACCGTCATTTCCGGCAGGCTGACCGTCCCGTCATCCGCGACGGCGTCGTCGCTGCCGAAGCAGGTCAGGCCCCCTCCGCCGCCCGCCGCGATGGCCGCCGCCACTCCCGCCGGCGTCACGGCCCGGGACGTGTCCGTCCCTTCGACGGCCTCCTCGCTGGTCGCCAGCTCCACCTTCCCGGCGGCCGTCGCCGACGCGCCGCTCACCTTCGCGGTGAAATCGGCGGAGGCGGGCTCGTAGGTCCCGTCGTGGACGTGAGCCGCCGCGGCATAGTCCGCGCTTTCCGTGTACGCCGCGCTCTTCAGGCCCAGAATCGACTTGACCTCGGCCAGCGTCCGCGCGACCCAGGAGCCGCCGGAACCCGCTACGAAATCGTTATCATTGACGGGGTCCGGAACATTGCTGCTTCCGCCCGCTGCGCCGCTGTCGAAGACCCTGCGGAAAACGTTGCCCATCAATCCCCCCCGGTCACTGGCTCAGCCTGCCGATGATATCACCGGAGGTATAGTTCCCCGACCGGACGCCGAAGCGGTACAGCACGTCCGCCTCCACCTCCTCGCCGACGTATTCGCCGTTCTCCTCGAAGTCGGCGACATTGAGCCAGTTCTCGCCGCCGTCGAAGGACCGCTGCACGGTTACGGTTCCCGACCACGTCCCGCTGAGGCTGAAATTGAAATGCCCCCGCAGGGGTACCGGGCCGGAAAAGGTGTCTTCCGCGGAGATCGATGCTGTTACAAGCTGGTCGCTCATCCCGTTCTCCTGTTGCTGTAATCCGCCGGGATCGGTTTGCCGGCCCCGGCGGAGAGATCAATTCGAAGCGGAGACTAATCCGCGAAGGTGTCCTTCCAGAGGTAGCCCAGGGCCGCATCGACGAGGACCATATCGGCCTCTTCCGCCACTTCGTAGACGTCCTGGTGCGCCGCCGCTTCCCGCCAGGTCGTGACGCGCCGCGGCTGGCCGCCTTCGTAGGCCGTCCGCACCTGGTAGCCGGGGGCCGGGGTCTTGCGGCCCGGTCTGGCAGGCCGGTGGAACAGGTAGCCCATCCCCTTGCCCGAGTTCACCTCCCAGATGTATTTCGAGGTGAATTCCGTCCCGGCCTTCGTCTCCTTGGCCGTGTTGACGATGGCCGACCCGACGAGGATTTCTTCCAGCTCCAGCAGCGCCGCCAGCAGCTCCTTGGTGAAGACGCCCCGCTGGGTGTACTTGATCCGGTCCAGGAGCTCCTCGCAGTTCTTCAGAGAGTTATAGGTGGCGAAGTCGATCACCAGGCAGTTCGGGGTGACTCCCGAGGTGGACTGGATCGCCTTGACCCCCTTGGCGATGTCCGCCAGGAAGGTGTTGGTGGAGCCCGTCGGGCTCCAGAGCCCCTGGGCGTCCTCGCCGCCGGAGTTCCCGTCGGCCCACACGTTGCCGGTCACCAGGGCGGACACGCGCACTTCCTTGCTCAGGTCGATCTTGTCCGTGGCGAACTCGACGGCGTCCGTATCGGGCGCCAGGGGGGGCGCATTCTTCGATTTCGCGAAGCGCCGGTCCTCGTCGGTCACCTCCGAGGCGAAGGCGTACTCGTCCGTGGAGAAGCTCACTTCGGCGATGGGGAAGCCGCTGCGTTTCGCCTGGGCTCCCGGGCCGCGGATGCCGGCGTCGTTGCGGAACCATGCCCCCTTGGAATAGACGGCGATCTTCGCCTTGGGATCGATGCCGTCGAGGATCCGGAAGACCCGGTCCCCGATGTAGTTCGTATTCTTGTACGCCACCGACACGTTCTGCAGCGGCCCGGTGACAATCAATTCTTTGACGTTGTTCTGAGGCATGATTCAATGCCCTCCTTTCTCCTAGTGGACGACCGTCCCGAGGCTGTAAATGGTGACGGCTTCCGTGCCGCTTCCCGCGTTGGTGATGACGGCCAGGAACTCCTTGCTGTTGTTCTGGGCGATGGTCATCGTGCCGGACAAGGTGACGCCGACGCCGGCCGTCAGGGTGATGGTCTCGGCGGCGTCCGCCGTGTTGCGGATGGTGAAGCGGAAGGACGAGGTGGCGATGGCCGCCGCTACCGCGCCCACGATCTGGGCCGCCGTCGGGGAAACGTCTGCGCGGTTGTCTCCGGCGGGATCGCGGAGGATCAGGCCGCCCACCAGCTCCGCGGCGGAATAGGTGACGTTGCCGGCCGTTGATTTGGTCGTGACGGTGGTCACCTGCTGGACGCCGTCGGTGATCGCCGGGCACATCCCCAGCAGGAGGCAGCTCCCGAGGTCGTCCTCCGCCCCGGTCGCCTCGATGACGACGGCGCGGGCGTAGGCGAGCGATCCGGCATTGTCCTGCCCCTTCCCCGCGTCCGCCGCGTCCACGTATTCCGGGCCGATGAAGGTCCCGATCCCCAGGGCGGCGTTGCCTTCGAACTTGGAAGCGCCGATGACGCGCACCACGGCCGCCTCTCCGGCTCCCGGAGCGTTCTGCAGGATGCCCGCTGCAACCTCCGAGGCGCTGTCCGGGCGGCGCACCTGCCCGCTGGAATTGAGCACCACGAACTTGAACTGGTCGCTGGAGAGGTCCTCCGCGGCGGGCCAGGTCAAATCGAGAATCTTGATTTCCGTTGCCATGTTGGTCTTATCCTTTCTGCCTTGCGGCGTTATCCGCCGATTTCCTGCCGGTATTCGATGCCCAGGTCAGGGTTGTCCCGCTGCACTTCGGCGAAGGCGGCGCTGTAGGTCATCCCCCCGTCCGACGCCATTTTCTTCCTTACCAGGGCGTCGATCCTGTCCGACGCGCTCCCCGATCCGGCCTGGCCGGAATCGCCTCGTTTCGCCACTTCCTCGAAGCTGACCACCCGGGGCAGCTCCTTTTCGAAAAATTCCTTGAAGCGGTCATAGAGGGTCGCCTTGGTCTTATCCTCGCCGAACTCCATCACGGCGTCCTGCTCCGAGAAGGCCTCCAGGAATTCCGGGACGCCGAAGGCCACCATCGCCGGGGTCATTTTCCCCTCGGCGACCATGCCGCCGCACCAGGAGTCGATCTCTCCCCGGCGGGCGGCGATCTTCTCCTGCCGCCGCTGCTCGGCGAACTCCGCCACGACCTGTTCCCGCGCCGTGGCCGCTGCGTCTTCGGCGGCCTTGCGGCGCGCCTCCTCCAGGTCCGCCTCCGAGAAGGACGGTCCCTTCGCCGGCGGCGGAGTCGAATCTCCCTTCAGGTAGCCGCCCAGCTTGTCCAGAAAGTCGTTCATCTTGTCTTCTATGGACATCTTCTGATCCCTTTCCGCGGATGTATCCGCAAATTCAAACGTGACGCTCTCCCCCTCGTCGAAGGCCCCGATATCCGGGAGCCCCTTCACCGCCGGGGGCATGGCGCCCAGAAACCCCACATGCCGCAGGCGGCCGTCGGGATAAAACGCGGCGGAGCGCTTCTTGAAGAGGCCCTTCCGCACCATGTCGGCAAATTCCGGCTGCACCTGTTTGAACTTCGCCAGCAGCAGGTTCCCGTCCTTCTTCAGCGCCTCCACCCATCCCCAGGCGGGGGCGTTGTCCCGCGGATGGCCGATGACGGCGGGCGGCTCGTGCTCGGAAGCGTTGAAGGCCGCCACCGCTTTTTCGATGAGGGCGTCCCCGTCGTGGGTCCTCCCATAGCTGTCGGTCTGCGTCCCGCCCCGGAAAATCGGTATCCAATCGCCTGACGTCATAAAAACCCCTCCGTCCCAACTTCAAAAATCGCGGGAAATAGCTTTAAACACACTTTAAATTTTGAGTTCTCTTTTCCGGCGGGTCTTTCATCGACCCGGCCCGAAAAAAGCGCTTACAGGGCGAATTTGAGCGCCGCTTGTTCCGAAAATCGCCCCCCGGAGGGCTTCCGGGAGAGTCCCGACCGGGGAACGACAGAGATTTTCATCGTAAAATGAACCCCTTAAAGGGTGCTTTAACTCTTCCGGCGGTTCGATTCCCTCTCCACACCGGATATCATTTTTCAAGGGACGTGCTCCACGCGCTTTGAGACAGCATGTCCGCCCCTAGATCCGGCGCGCCAGGAACCACTTCAGGACGGCCAGTATCCGGACGCGGTCCGCGGCGCTGACGCCCAGGTAGGGTCGCGCGGGGATCGTCACCTTGCGGCCCCGTCCCGCCGGGCCTCCCAGTTGATGGATGGCCGCGTAGGCCCGGTTGGTTCCGACGGCGACGGCGCGGCTTCCCAGGAGCTGGGAGCGGATGCTCCCCCGGAGGTGCCCCGATTCCGTCAGGATCTTGGGGTGCTTCTTGCGCGTCAGGGTCCTGGGAGACAGCTTCGGCCAGGGCGTTCCGTCCGGCGCAGGCCCCTGGCTGCCGAACCGCGCCTCCGTGGATTTCACCAGCTCCTCGCCGATGACCTTCAGGGCGGGGGCGAGATTTCCCCCCCGGGCCGCGAGCCGGTTCAGGGCGGCCCGGACGGCCTTGTCCTCGATTCGGATGGTGATCTCCGGCATGATTTCCCCTTGCGGTTCTGAAATATTGTGTTATATTTTTTCCAACTGGCTCGCCTGGGCCGCACCCCTCAAGGGCGAAGCGTAGCGCATCACGGTTGTGCGGAACCGTGGAGGCGCTTATTTCCCTTCCGGATAAACAAGCCTTCCCGATCTCAGCCTGCCGCCCGTCATGTTCTCTCTATTGATGATGTCGATGGCGATCATCTGCTCCCTGGTGCAATCCGCCAGGATTCCTACAATCCGCCCCTTTTCGATTTCATAGGCTTTCACGTACCGCTTCCGAAGGAACACCCGGCCTCCTTCCTCGAACTGCATGAACCCGATCCAGATCTCGTCGGCGTTCTCGATGGCATCCGGGAGCAGGGGAAAGTATTTTTCTCTCCCGTCCCATCGCTTATGATTCTTGATCATATGTTCGGCGACGGTTTGCGTGACGTTCGTGAAGTCCCCCAGGGCGTCCTGATACATTCCCTCAGGGACGGCCTTCCGCAGCTCCTCGACTGTTCGGCATTCAGGTCCCAGGCTGACCGGCGGCTTGCTCCCGGTTAATTTCTTCGGCAGGAAGGGATAGGATTCCCTTCTCCAGGGGCCAAGTTCCTTGACGGTTCCCGTTTCGGGAACCCAGCTCTTGCCGAAGGCCGCCTTGCCCACGTTGTACCCCCATCCCTTGTCGATCCCTTCCGGCTCGCCCGTCTTCGGGTCGATGGGCGACGGCGGGGCGTTTCCCTTGTCCCCGGCGGACTCCCAGTCCCCCTCCGTGGCGGCGAAGATCCGGCACTTGCAGCCCCAGCCGTTGGGGACGTAGTGGCTGTCCCACCAGGGATCGTTCACGGGGAGCGTCGTCCCGTCCCAGGACAGGTGCAGGGGGCGGGGGTGAACGCTGTCGCCGTGGCGGTAGACCAGATACCCGTAATACTCCAGCACGTCCGGGTCCGTGAGCTGTGACCAGCGCCCGGCGGCATGGGCCGTCCGGATGTTCGTGGAATAGATGACCTCGCTGCGCCAGTTCCGGGAGCCCTTGTAGCTCCAGCCGTGCGTCTTGACGATCCGGTCGAAGTCCTTGCGGAATGCCGCAAGGGTGATGCCCTCGGTGATCGCCCGGTCCACGGCGCCCCGGAAGTCGGAAAGGAGATCCGCCTTGTAGCCCCCGGCGACCATGAAGCCCTTGGCGTGCTGATCCTTCCAGAGGTCCGTCCATTTCTCCGTGGGAATGTTCAGCTTCCTTTTAAAGAACGATTCCGCTTCCTTAAAAGGAAGTTTGAAGACCGTTAATAACTCAGGATCAAGATCCCCTTCAGCGAATTTCAGGCTTTTTTTTTACCGCCTGGGAGCGTCCCCGTTTCCGTCGCGACCTCGTAGCGGCCCGAAAGCTCCGCCAGCATCATGGCGCGGGAGATCACCGCGCCCAGGTCCGCCGGGGGCATTTCACCGTAGAGATCCAGGATGCCGTCCCGCAGGTCCTCCAGGCTTTCCGCCTTGTCCACCAGGCGCTTGAGCGGGGCCATGTAGAGGGCGTCGGCCAGCGGCGAGGCCTCGGCTGCCAGCCGCCCGGCGATCACATCGGCGGCGTCTCCGGTTGGCCCGGTTCCTTCCGCAAAGGAGGCGGGTTTCTTGTCCGGCGCTGTCCGTTGCGGCGTTTCGTTTGCCGGTTGCGCCTGCCTGCCGCCCACGGTTTCCTCCCCTTCCTCGGGGACCGGGTAGCCGTAGGTCTCATAAAAGTGCCTTTTTGGAACTTCCAGGCCGATGCGGCCGGTCACGGCTTCGTCGATCTCGCTTTGAGCCTTCAGGTCCGGCTTCGGCGAGGCGTAGGTTTTGAACTTCGGATAGTCCGTCACGCCCGGAAAATTGTAATCCACGATCCACCGGACGATCGTTTCGTTGAGGACCGCATCCAGGAGGTCCGCGTCGGATTCGATGATCTCCTGGCGCACCTCGTTGTGGATCTGGCTGGCCGCCAGGGATCCGCCGCCCTTGAGCTCCGTCGTCAGGTTCTGCCCCAGGACCGCCTTGGAGATCTGCCGGTCCATGAAATCGGCGAACCCTTCGTAGGTGGCCGTTCCCGTCCGGGAGGCCTCCAGGTATTCCGCCGCCATGTCCTCGGGGATGGTGATGGACGTCTCGTTCTGGATCGCGTCCAGGGCGTCCAGGAGGTCGCTCTTCGCCGCGGCGGAGGCGCCCGCCGGGTACTTCCCGACGGCGGTGGGCATCCCGAACTTCTCCAGGAAGACCAGCCAGAACTTGATTCCATTCTTCTTGAACCACACGGGCCACCAGAGGATCTGGCCCAGGCCGTTGCCGTAGGGATTGTCCGAATCCCCGTGCGCCATGACGATGAACTTCCGGTCCGGCAGCTCCTCTCCGTCGATCATGCTCTCCGGCGTGAGGAGGCGCAGCTCCCGGTCGGGGGAGAAGACGAAGCGGCGGGGGTGCTTCCCCCGGATGCGGGACACGGCGATCTTCCCGCCCTTGACCGTCCACATGACCTCCAGGACATAGTAGCCGTACAGCAGGCACAGCAGCAGCTCGGAGCGGGCCTGGTCGAAGTTGCAGTTTTCCAGGACCTCGGAAACGAAGTCGGCGATCTTCTGCTCCTGCGTCACGGAGGGGTTGCGCCCGGGGCGCTTCGAGGCGTCGGCGGGGACAACCTCCCACTCCTTGCCCACCACGGCCTGGATGCGCTGCTGCAGGACGGCGGCGGCGTGGGCGTCGCGGCGGATCTCGTCGTAGAGCTTCAGGCCCTTTCCCGACGCCTCCGACCGCAGGACGGGGTCCGGGTTCTCCAGGCGGCTCAGCCACCCGGCGAAGATGTCGATGTCCTTCTGAAGGGTCGCCACCTCCTGCGTCTTCGGGACGGGCGGGGATGGGATGCTGCTCAGGATCTCGTCTGTTGCCATGTCGTCTCTCTCAATTCCCCAGGTAGCGGTTTACGGACGCGCCGGTCGATACGCGCCGGCGTCCGGATGATGCGAATTCGATGACGCCGCCGCTTCCCGCCGCGGCGTAGATCCCCAGGAAGCAGGCCCAGGCCCGGTCGGCGTGGCCGCTGCTGTCGGAGTCGGCGTCGAAGCGGATGTTTCCCGCGGGCGTCGTGACCTTGCGGAGCTTGTGGAGATCGGCGCGCAGATCCTTGTCCCCCTGGGGGATGCGGACCTTCCGGTCCTCGAAGGCCTGCTTCGCCGTCGTGGCGAGGACCTGCTTGTTGGCCCCCGTAAAGAGCACCCCTTCCACCCGCGAGGATCCGTAGCGCCGGATGGCGTCCTCAACGGGCTTTTCGCCCATGCCGGTCTGGTCCATGCAGAGGCGCAGCACCCGGTAGCGCTGGAAGAGCGCATCCATGACGGCGTCCTGAATGGCGAATTTGCGCCGCTTCAGAACGGCGATCTCGCGGGTCCAGAGGACGTCGCCCACCTTTTCCCAGACCCAGGCGACCCAGAGGTCGTTCCTTGCGGCGATGTCGTTGCCGATGTAGCAGCTCCCGCCGGCGTACAGCTCCGGATTGCCGGAGAGCCCGTCCTCCACGCTGTTGATCAGCTCGTAGTCCAGCCAGGCGGAGGCCTCGTCCAGCCATTGGAGTTCGTATTCCTGCGCCCAGGCGTCGTCGTCGTTGACGCCGGCCTTGAGTTCCTCCACGTTCCGGGGGAGGCCGTCGGCGACGGCGGTGTGGATGTCCGTAACGTGCTTCGACCAGATCGCGTCATCCGCCGTCATCAGCTCATAGAATTTGTTCCCCTTGCCGTTTGGCGTGGAGATCACCCGCAGTTTCAGGTCGGAGCGGGAGACGATGGGAAAGACGGCCTGCCAGATCTTCCGGGAATCCTGGTGAAAGGCGAACTCGTCGAGGAGCAGGTTGGCGGAGAATCCGCGGGCCGTGTCCGGGTTGGCGGGAAGGGCCGTGATCCGGCTGCCGCCGGGGAGCTTCACCTCCAGGGCGCGGACATCCGGCTCCCATTCGTACTCCAGGGCGTCGAAAGCGGCCTTGAAGGCGTTCAGGTGCCGTTTGACCCCTTCATCCATCGCCTCGCGCGCCTGGCGCTCCCCACGGGAGAGGATGACCCAGCGGCGGGATTTTCCCCCCGCTTCCGCCTCCAGGCAGTCCAGCACGCATTCCAGGGTCGCCGTGAAGGTTTTGCCGCACTGCCGGGCGAACATCCCGATCTTGAACTTGCTTTTGTCGGCCAGCCAGCGCTTCTGGTAGGGATAGAGCGTGACGGCCTCACGCGGTGATGCCATAGATCTCCTCCCGCACGATCCGCAGCGCCTCGGGGTCCAGGGTGCTCCCGACCCTCTTTTCGATGCTCTCCACGGTCCGTTCGGCCTTGCGGCGCATGTCCGCCATCCATTTCTTCTGGTCCACGCTCGCCTTGGAGAGCTTGGCCACCATGAGCCCCAGCTTCGGGAAGATCTTGGCGAAGGATTCGGGGTCTTCCGTCTGGAGGTTGACCAGGACGTCGAAGGCCTTTTCCTGCACCAGGGCGATGAGGGCGTCGTTCATCCTCCCCTCGCTGTCCCCGACGGCCTCGGATACGGCGCGGGCCTGCTCCGTGGCGATCCGGATAGACGCCAGGCGGTCCTCGAATCCCTGGCCGTAGCGGTGCACGCCGGAGCGGGAGATGTCGTACCCCTGCTCCTGGAGCCAGGCGGCCAGGGCGTCATACCCGCAGAATCCGCCCGTTATGAGGCGGCGGTCCAGCTCCCCCTTCACTTCCGGGGGGAGATCCAGTATCTTCGAACGGCGCGGCATGGCTACCACCACTTTTCCGGCCTGGCGATCCCGGGATCGCAGGGAACCGTGTATTCCACGAGGTCCACGCCCATCCGGTTGATCTTCGCCGACCAGACGGGGGCGCAGGGGGGCCGGACGACGGCCAGGAGGTCCCGGTCGGCCAGGTAGTCCAGCTCGCGGCGGATCTCGATGAGGGTGATGTCCAGCATCACCGGCTCGATGGCGTTCTTGATGATGGTTTCCGTCGTGCCGATGGGGCGGGCGGCGTAGAGGGCGCGCAGGATCAGCCAGCGCAGCTCCTCGCGGCGGGCCTTCTCCAGATCGACGGGCGGGGAATAGGGATCTTTCATCGGCTGTTCTCCTTCGTGTTGAGGGTCATCATGTCGTGGTGGAGCCGGTCGATTTTCGTGTTCAGGACCAGCTCGAATCGAACGTGGTCCTCCTTGCGTACGTAGTCCAGCGGCAGCGTCGCCTTCATCTCCATGACCTCCCGCTCCAGGTGGCGGAGGTCCGAATCGATCCCGCCCAGCGACGCGACCTTTTCCTTGAGGTCGGCCAGGCAGCGCGACAGGATCCATCGCGTCACCCCCAGAATCAGCATGCTCCAGGCCGCGATCAGGGACAGCAGAAAGAGGAACATCCCCCAGGATTCGACCTTCACGGCCTTTCCCTCCGCTCCTTGAGCGCCTGGCATTCGGCGCAGCGCACGGCGAAGGGCATGACGGCCAGGCGGGCGGGTTCGATATCCGCGCCGCAGTCCCGGCAGACGCGCCTTTGCCCGGGTCCCGCTCCCGAGGGATGCAGGCCCGGACTCCGGTCATCGCCGAGATAGGCATTCAGTTTCCGCAGATGCTTCCGCAGGGCCTCCTCCCGGAAGCGCTCCTGCTCGTCCTGTGACGCATCGATCCAATCCATTTATTTCCGTCCCTACCCCTGCGTTTTCGTTCCGCCCGTGACGTTGTAATCCTTGCAGAGCAGGCCCATCACAAAGAGCCCGAGGACGCTTGCGGCCTGCCCGACTTCCGCGGGGACCCCGAACAGGGGGGCCAACTGGCCGGCGGCGGCGAACAGGCCCGCCAGGGTGGTTTTCCAATTGGTCATCGTATTCATAGTTCTTCTCCTTTATAATCCTTCCCGGTAAATCTGGATGCGCTTGGTCCAGCCGCGCGCGAACTTCCGCTGCGTGGGGTTGCTTTTCACAATGGTCAGGTAGCGCAGGAACTGGATCCCGTTGAGGCACACGAGGACCGCCCGCTCGTCCTGGGCGATCCACTTGTTGAGGGCGGCGAGGGTGCCCCGGCCCAAAACTCCGTCCACGGTGAGGCTTTCCCCCAGGTAGTTGAGGGCTTCCTGGATGATCTTGACCGCCGTGGGAACGCCCATGTTGACCGCCGTGTCGAAGATCTCCGCGGCGGCGGCGGGCGACAGGCAGGAGTCCAGCTTCAGGGGGTTCCAGTAATTCTCCCGGTAGATCCTCCGGGCCTCCTCCCTGGTGAGGGCCGCCACGTCCCGGGTGGATACGATCCCCTCGGAAACGGCGGCCTTCAGGGTGGACTCGGTGATCCCCCATTTCGTTTTCCCGCCCCGGTCCGACGGATCGTCGCAATACCCGCCTTCCAGGCAGAGGGTCGATTCAAAGGCGTAGTCGAACGGTTTCATGAATCTCCTTCCCTACAGGCATTCAAGGTACGCCAGCAGCGCCGGGACCCAGCAATACAGGCCGTAGCAGACAACGGCGAACACCCCATAGGCCCCCAGGGCGCACAGGGCGGCGATCAGCAGCCTCATCGCGAGGGCTCCTTGCTTCCGGCCAAAAGCGCCGACATCAGGATGTCCGCATAATGCTTGATCTTCAGGCAGTCTTCCCGGTTGACCCCCTTTTTCGCCTGGCGCGAGGCGTACTTGATGATGCTCGCCAGGGCGAAGGGCTCCAGGATGCCGATCGAGCGGTATAAATCAATGGGCTCCACGCCACCTTCGTTCTTGTAGTGGCAGGAGCCCTCTTTTTTCACGGATTCCCAGGAAATAAGACCGTCAGCCATTCCGTCCTCCATCATGTTAGGTGTGCACCCTACCAGGGAACGGAACGGGGGGCCGTTTGGCGTGACGGGGTTTGATACAGGAGTTAAAGCAGAGTTAAAGAAAGGGTGAGGAAAGGGGCCTGTACGTTAAAGAGGAAATTAACGTACAGGCCGGTGGGGATCATCTGTTATAGCATTTGCTATACCATCTATTATATCAACCTGGATTTTTCCAGAGTTTCGCTCAGGGTCTTCTCCACCGCCGCGAGCCGTTCGGCGAGATCGGCGAGGGGCACGTTGAACATCTCGAAGTCCGACGTATCGCTGAGGCATTCCGGCCCGGTGAGGAAGGCCAGCAGATCGACGATTCCGGCCAGCCGATAGATCTCGTTGCGGACGGCATGAACGGGAGACTCGGGGATATATCTCGCTTCCATTATTGCACCCCCCCAAAACGGGAGGTCCGGCGCTCGCGGCGAAGGACGGTTTCCACCGTCTCCTTCTTCCGGCCCACGGCCTTGGCGATGGCCGCATAACTGCACCCGGAGGACCGCAGCGCCACGATCCGGCGCGTTTCCTCCGGGCTGACCCGCTGGCGGGAGGGTGTCGCGCCTTTCAACCGGGCGATTTCGGAATTCTGTAAGGCGATAATCGCCTCCTGCATTTCGATGAGCCGGTCCTTTTCGATAACCATCTTACTTTCCGGAAGAGGCGGCGGGAGCGGCCTGTCGGAGCGGAGGCGCTCCTCCATCCTGTTGAAGGCCTCGATGTAGGCGAGTTTGAACTTCATGGCGGCGCGGCCGGTGAAGCCCATCGCCAGGACGGTGAACCCGTCGCGGGTCATTTCATACATGGAAAGCTTTCTGCCTGTTATATCATCATATTCACTGGGCGCAAAATTGCGCTCAGTGAATTCCGTTGGAACATCAAGGTCTCTGATTGCTCTCAAAACATCCTTGTGTCTCTTGCCGAAAAACTCAGATATGGAAATGCTCGTGGTGATGGCCTGACTGTTGACGATCTTGATGACGGGGGTTAAGGCGTTGACGGGTTCCAATGGATTGTTGCGCAGATGTTCTTGCATGGTATTTCTCCTGTGTGATTTAGGATTTTGGGCAAACAAAAAGCCCGAGTTGTACCTACGCTCACAAGGAAGCGCCCAGGACCTCGCGGTATCCCGGCAACTCGGACCGATTCGATCCAATAAAAAACCCCCTTTCGCGCCAGTCTTGGACGCTTTTGAGGCCGGGGCAGCCCCTTGTGAAATTTAGGTTCCTAAACCTTGCCTAAAATCCCGATGTTTGTCAAGTATCTTTACTCTGGGGGCAGCATCCACATCACGTTCGACCCACCATCACAAGAACCGCTGATCTAATAACGCTTGAGGAATGCCAAAGCGGTGATGAGTACAACAAGCCCATCGCAGATCAACTCGCTGTCGCTTCCCGGCGAAAGGTTCCAACCGAAGTATGCGGTCTCCATCACCCAGAAAAACTGGGCTAATATCAGAATAGGCCAATTCATAGATATTTTCATTGGTGTAGTAAAACACCGGATTCCTAACGCGGCTCCGGCGGGCCTGAAATCAAGGAGAGTGCCCGGTATTCAAACCGCCCCGGAGCCGGGCGGCGCATGTCCGTTTACCCGATATTCTTAATCATGTCCTTCAGCCTCCGCCGGTTCGCCTCGATCTGCTCGGGAGTCAGGCCGGCGGGGGGCATGCCCTTCATCTTCGGGACAATCAGCCCCTCGTCCTGCACGGGATAGCGGCTCCCGGCCTTCAGGCTTTCCTCCTTCTTGCGGAGATCCCGTTCGGACGCCTTCGAGGCGGTGGTGGTTTCCCGCTCGGCTACCTGGAGCAGGACCGCCTTGAGATAATTGTGGTTTTTCAGGGGCTCGGGGAAGCGGCGCTTGACCATCCCTGAGAGGGCCTCGGCGATGCCCGCTTTGGAAACCCGGTATTCCTTGCGGTTGTACGCGAAGGATTCCCGGTCGAAGAGGGTCCGCATCTCTTCCGTCAGGACCCGCAGGCGGTGGATGTTGCGGAATCCCGGCGTCACGCCGAAGAGTTCAAAGTAGGCCCGCACGAGGCGGCCGTGGGGATAGAAGGCGTCCTGCATTTCCAGGACGGCCCGGAGATCCCCCTCCGCGATGGCCTCCAGGACGTCGATCTCCGCCAGACAGAAGGGGCATTTAATCGTGGTATGACTCATCGTATTCCAGGTCCTTATATAGGCGGTCTATTTTAGAGTGGACGCTTTCCCACCGATTAAATAACTTTTCCTTTTCAGCCTGTAATTTTAGATATTCCCCAAAATCATTTTTTCCCAGGGCGTTCATCGCCCTCCAGGCAGCGGCCTCATATTTCCTGAATACGTCATCAGCCGTTTCCTTTAGCTCCTCAACCACGACCGTGGTCATCTCGGCCTGTGTCACCTTCCGTAGCCAGCTTCTCCTAATCAGAGAGATGAGGGCTTTTTTAGACAGATCCTCCAGCTGTAACGACACTTCATCCTCCTTAAAGCAGTCTCAGTTGCCGATCGTCGGTGGTCATCCCGTAGCGGCGCTCCCAGGTGTCGTTACGGGTCAGGAAATTCACCAGTTCGTCCCAGGAGACGCGGCGCTCCATGCGCAGCATGTAGGATTTCAGGGAGAAGGGGAGCGTGGGGTTTCCCTCGTCGTCGGGCTGCCAGGCGTCGATGAGGCGGCAGAAGGTGGCCCGTGAAAACCCGAGGATCCGGCAGACCTCCGCGTTCCGGTAGCTGCCCCGGACGGGGAGCCCGCAGGCCTTCACCATTTCCCGCAACTGTTCGTCCGTCGTCATCGCTGCCCTCCATCCCGATTTCGTCTCTCTACAGGCGGACGCTGTACTCCGGGCTGTACGTCCGCTCCCGGTTCGCCGCGGCGCGGCATTCTGCGCAGTACACCCAGGGGCGCGTCCCGTTGGCCGGCGGATTCATCCGGACCGGGTGCAGCGCGCGGCACATGGGGCAGCGGGCCATAATGGGCTCCTGCTTATTGTACCGCGTCCCCGGCCTGGGACCGGGACGGCGGTACGGCTTGACGGGCCGGTTCTCCTTCCGCTTGGCGTACGCCTTCCGGGCGGCCGCCCGTTTCCGGATCTTCGCGCAGTCCGCGCAGACCTGCTTGATGGCCGTGGTCCGGAGAACCGGCTTCCCGCAATCCACGCAGGGGAAGAACTCCCCGAGGCGGCGTCCCTTCTTTTCCGGAGTCCCTTCAGCCACGGCTCCCCTCCTTCTTCTTCAGGTCGAAGCTGAAGACATCCTTGCACTTCCGCTCCGCGCCGATGACGGCCAGTTGCTCGGCGGGCCACTTGCCGATGGCGTCCCGGTCCAGGCTCTTTTCGATCTTCACCGCGTCGGTCAGCCCGGCGGCCTCCGCCAGGGCGATGACCTCTCCCTTCTTCCCGTGGATGACGACCCGGCTTTCGACGGCGTGGAGCAGGGCGCCGTAGGTCAGGGGGCAGACGTCTCCGTCGGCGAAGAACACGTCCCGGTTGGACCTCATCAGCACGGCCAGCTCCGCTTCGGCGGTGGACTTGCGCTCCTGCGCCCCGGCAAACAGCTCCCGGCGCTCACGGGCGAGGCGCTCCACCTCCTCCGCGTATTCCTTTTCGTTTTCCTCGATATCCCGGCCGATCTCCACGAGGTCCGCCAGAAGCTCATCCGCCCTGGCAAGCAACCTCTCCTCGTCCTTCCGCACAGCCTTCCGTTTCGCCATCAGGCCGCCTCCTCTTCCAGGGCCAGCCGCACCTGGCCGAGGTATTCGGGCAGGGCGACCTTCTTGATTTTCGAGTTCCTGGCTAAAATCCGCAGGGCTCGGCGCTCGTTGTTTTTCAGGTACTCCTCCAGCTCGCTTCCCGCCGCGGCCAGGTAGTATCCGCCGCCGTTGCGGTTCGAGATGGAGCAGATCGGCCGTCCCTCGTTGCGAAGGGAGGTGATCAGCTTCCGGATTTCCCGCGTGTCGTTGATCCGGTTGGTCCATTCCCGCCCGCAGATGATCTCGTAAAGCTCCGCCATGCCGATGGCGTTCTGGCGGCCGATGTGGTCCATCATTTCGTCCTTCAGCAGGCCCTTGCGCTGCTCCGTCCGCTCCCGGCGCATTTTCCGCCTGATCGCCGCCCGGTCCTTCCGGGGAGGCAGGTGATCCGTCGCCACGTTCATTTCAGTCTCCTTCGTTCGCTTGTTGCGCCTGCGGCGCGTCCGTCTTTTCCCGGCCCATCCGTTTCCTGGATTTCGCCGGGCCTTCCCCCTTCGCCTTGTTGCGCGTGTACTCCAGGGCGGCCACGATCTTCCGGAGCTGCTCCGGGCCGCACCACCTCCAGGCGTCCACCTTGAACATGCGCCTGGCGATGCCGTCGGCGTAGGCGTCCGTCTTGCCGAGATCCCCGAGGATCGCGGCGATCTTCCGCATCATGGGCAGGCGCTCCCAGTTGCCGCCCGTAACGGGCTGCTTGTCCACTGTCTTCGTCCGGCTCACGACCCGGAACCCCTCCGCCTGGAACAGGGCGATGAGCCGGTCCGCCTGCTTCGAGGTCAGCTCCTTCGAGGAGGCCACCCCGAACCCGTCCTTCAGGACATGGCGGTACTCGTCGTCGCTCCAGCCGCACTGGGCCTTGGCGATGTGGATGATGGCCAGCTCCTTCCTGCCGATCTTCCCGGTCATTTCAGCCCCTCCCGGCAGTTCCGGCAGGCCTTCCAGAGGCGGACCCGCTGGGGGCTCGTGGCCGCGCAGGGCTTCCGCCGTTCCGCGGCGCACCGGCGCAGGGGGATGACCCCCATCACCGGGCAGTTCACCGTCTCCGTGCCGAAGACCTCGCTGACCCGCATCAGGATGTTGGTCAGATCCGCGCCGTAGGTCCCCTTCCGGATCTGGGAAAGCGCGGAAGCCGACACCCCCAGGGCGCGGGCCGTCGCAGCCTGCCCCTTTTCCTCGATCGTGCGCAGCAGCAGCGCCAGGCGGTCCTGTTGCGTCATGGCTGTTCCTCCTTTCGCCCAGCCGAGGGGGACTTCACCGGGCACACCGGCCCGGCGTCCTTCACCAGGCGGTAGCCCTTCCGCCCTCCGGGGCGTCCCGTCACGTATCCGGGCAGCTCCTCCACGTAGCCCCCTTCTGTCAGCAGCCGCAGAAGCTTTCCCGCGTTGGAGGCCTGCGCGCCGGGAACGGTGACCAGCAGGTCCCGCAGCTCGAACCGGCGCTTGATGCGGATCGTCCGCCACATCTGCTGGCGCGCGGAGTTGCGGGGCGGCGTCCTCTTCATTCCAGCTTTCCCCGCCATCTATCGGCCCCTCTTGAACTTCGGCTGATCGAAATACAGGGGCCGGTCGCCCCAGTCGTCCAGGGACACCGTCGTCAGATCCGTCGTCCGGGCCATGCGCTCGATGCGCGACAGCCCCACGACCATCCGGCCGACGTTCGCCTTCGCCTCGCGGTGCAGGTGCTCCAGGAGGTCGTCCGCCAGCCGGACCTCGCAGACCGTGTCCGCCAGGACGCGGGCGTCGCCGAGATCCACGCCCTTAAACTCCACCCACTGGGTGATCCGGCGGGCGAAGCGGCCGGAATCCTGGATCGTGCGGGCGATGCGCTCCATGCCGATGAGCACCACCGCCGCGCCGGTGAGGTCGTAAATGTCCCGCATGGTGTCGAGCATCTCCGTCTGGCGGAACAGGTAGTCCGCCTCGTCCACGAAGATCACCCGCTCCTGCCCCATCAGGCGCCCGCAGATGTCGTCCATCATGGCCGAGCGCCGGGCGCGGGGCGTGCCTCCCAGCTCCGTGGCCAGGGCGCCGAGCATCGAGGTCACCGTCCAGCAGGCGTTCGCCCGCAGGAAAATCCCGTCCATCAGGTTGGCCGCGTAGGCGACGATCGTCGTTTTGCCCTCTCCCGGCTCGCCCCACAAAAGTCCCATCCCCTCCACTCCCAGGGGGCGGTTCCTCAGTTCATCGATGGCGGAGATAAACCTCCGCACGTTCTTCGTCTGCGCCAGTTCGTTCCTCATGTCGTTTGGTCTCCTTGTCGATTTACAGAGAGGCGCTTTCGGCCTCCCCGGTCAGTGCGCGTATTCCAATGGTGCTGGCAAAGGGTTTTCTTCTGGGCCGCCCGGCTTCCTTCTCCTGCCAGGCTTCGTATTCCTTTTTCCACTGCCGCTGGGCGTCCGTGACGGAGCCGTCCTTGATCCGGTCCAAGACCCAGCAGTAGATCTCCTCGTTGTCGGCGAAGGTGCGGCGCTCCCGACGCTTCTGCCGGAGATCGACGACCTTGCGCTGCCGCTCCTCGTACTCCAGGACCTCCGGGGGAAGCTCGATCTTCCCGGAGAGGGCCTCCGCGTTGGGCGCGCGGCCCGAATCGGCGGCGGCGCGGGCGGCTTCCTGCAGGGCCTTCGTGGTGTAGGGCTCCGACGGCCTGGGCAGCTCCATCACATTTTCGATCAGGCTTTCCCGGTGGGCCAGGATGTCCTCCGGCACCAGGGAAATCTTGTGCTCCCGTATCAGGCGGCGGGCCTCCTTGCGGCCCTCGGCGTAGAATTCCTTCTGCTTGGCCTTCCCGTGGCTGGCCACATCGGCGGCGGAGATTCCCTCCCAGTCCGGATCGACGGCCGTGCAGATAAAATCGCCGTCGCAGGAGAACACGTAGGCCTTCCCCACATCGGACCAGTCGATCTGCACCTGCACCTGCTCCCCTTCATGGCCGATTAAAGCCGTGTTGAAGTACCGCCGCCGGAGGGCGTCGATCCCCTTCTTCTTCACCTTCCGGATGCCTCCGTCCTTGGGGGCCGGGGCGAGCAGCACGTCGAGGGAGCGCTCGTCCTCGATCCTGCGGACGGGCTGCGTCCACGAACGCACCATCTCAGCCGGGCGCTTGCCGTCCAGGGAGGTGTGCGGGTCCTGGTGATAGACCGCGTCAAGCCAGCGGTCGCAGACCTTCTGGAATTCCTGGGCCGTCAGCTTGACCTCGACGACGGAGCCCTTCTTCATCAGCCGGTCGGCGAAGGATTTCCGGCCCTCGATGGCCTTGCGGTCCGCAACGCTGTGCCCGAGAAATCCGGGCAGCAGCTCCACGATGCCGTGGGAAAAGGTGTGGAAGAACCGTTCGATGTGGGGTTTCTGTTCCGGGGTGAAAGGGGTGCAGAGATCCTGCTCGATCTCCAGGGAATCCAGGACGCGGACCATGTGCCGGGCGGTGAAATCCTTGCCGTTGTCCGTCCTCAGGATCTCCGGGACGCCCCAGTCCAGCAGGCAGCGCCGCAGCAATGTGGAGATGGACACCGCTTTCGACGAGGGGACGACGAGGATCTTTCCACGGCGGCTGAATACGTCGATCATGCCGATGCAGGTGTGTCGCCCCTCGGCCAGCATGATGTCGCCGGGGGTGGCGTCCGATTCCCAGAGCTGGTTCAGCCGCTCGACCGTCGCGCTGGCGCTTCCGATGGCGAACTGATACCGCGATCTCCATTCGTCCGGGTTGTGCATGGATAGGAGCATGACCCGGTTCTCCCGCCGCCAGCGCTTGGCGAAGGCGTAGACGACATGGGAGGAAGGTACGTCATCGGGCCAGCCTTCCTTCGCCTTCCGGGCCTCCAGGCCCGCCATGAGCTTCGGGACCGAGACCTTCATGTGCTCGCAGATCATGGCCTTCACGAAATCCTGCATGACGGCGGGAAGCAGGGTCCGCCCGCCGGTCTTCCCGTATTTCCAGGCCAGTCCGGCAAGGCCCATCGTCTCGTAGTTCCTCTGCCAGCGGTAGAGCGTGGCGGGATGGAGCCGCCCGGTCTTGCGGACCGTATCGGCGACGGCGTCGGGGAGGGGGATCTCCCCGGCGTTGAACCGCTCGCAGAACAGGGCCGTGCCCCGCGCCTTCTTGAACCCGCCGGCGGCGACAAAGGCGTCGCGGGCCTTTAACACTTCCCAGCAGGCCTCCGCCTCACGCTTGCGCGCCTCGGGAAGCTGCCCGAATTCAGCCAGGCCCCGTTCCTTTATAAGGCGCTTTTCCGCCTCCTCGCGCTCCAGGTCCTCCAGGTAGTTCCGGGCGGCCCGGTAGCCCGCCAGCTCCGGCGAGTCCTGGGCGATGGCCGCGGCGGCCTGGGTGGCGCGATGCTGGATGATCCGCTGTTGGATGTCGGCGGGGAGGGAGGATTCGGGGTATTCGTAGCGGGTCCCGCCGATTCCGGTAACCGGAACGATCGGCCAGCGCTCTTTAGTGGAGCGTTTTTGGACGGCCTGCTTTGATATCCCCATTACGATTGCAATATTCTTCAATGACCAAGTTGCTTCTGTATTTCCCATGACTCCGCCTCAGAAATGTCTCACCAGGTAAACCGCTGGAAAATACAGAGCCGCAAAGAGGATCACCGCCCAGGTGA